GGTTTTGATCCCAACAAAAGAAGTTTTTATGCCAAAATGAAGAATCTCGAAGTGCATAAAATTCTTCAAAGTTGTTATTATAAGTTTTCTGCAAGATTTAATGCCGGATGAAAATCTAAGCCTAGGAATTAATCCATTTTTCAAAAAGGCTATGACTCCATTACAGAATTCTGGATAGGAGCCATTCATTTCAAAGGGCATTAGGAAATTGAGCGGCAATGGGGTGATGTTAGCTGTACCAAAAAAGTACCTTTTAGCTATTTCAACCCCATGCACATTATGCCCATTCCTGTTGTGAGGGTACCATGAAGATGAATGATCAAAATTTCCATTAAAGATGTCTGAAATCATCATGTAGTTACCAGTCACATTTTTCTCCTGAAGTGAGACGCATCTAGTTTGATCATATTCCTTATCTACAATTGTGAGATTATCACCAAGTAGAATGTAAGGATAGTGGTCAGCATTAGTTTTATTGGAATCAATCATTGAAAAGGACTTCCTAATAATGATGTGATGTGCCATAACAAATAATGCCCAGATGCTTCTTGTCCCTTGAGCAGTACCAGAAGAGTAATGAAGTCTAAGATTTTTTGAAAAATAGACTTCTAACTCTTCTTTAATCATCATGATAAATTCTCTGGAGATCTCATACCCGAATACTTCACCAACAACAGTTTCAATGATTGATGAATGTTGTTGGGTCGTAGCGTCGGAGAGATCAAGAGATATCAAGTGATCGGTACCATGCTTATTAACAAAATCATAGATGCAATCTTGATCAAATGTGATATCCTGTGGAATCGACCTTAAAGCATTGAAGCAAATATCATGCAAATATGCTAAAGTCTGTTGAATCCAGGTATTCACTATGAGGATGTTTCTAAACTTCCATGATCTCTCTAATCCGGTGTAATTACGGCAGAGAGTATTCATTGGAAGAGATTTGAAAGAAACTGAACCTCTTGATTCGATCTCAGCACTAAACCTATTCTTAGATGTGCCAAATGATTGATTGGTCATAAGAGTTGCTAGATTTGTTAATTTAGAATTTCCAAAAAATCCTGAAAATTGGAATGGTTGAACTTTACTGTTGTCACTAGGCCCAAGATTGCGGCACTGGACACGTAAGGATTCAAACCATGAATCCAATAATTCCATAATATTGCGGTTTAAGGAATAGGATGACAGCATATAACGTATAATGTCTGAGCTGTGT